AAGGACTCGCTTTTACCCGAAATGAAATAAAGTCCTTGCTGGAGAATAACGCAGACGATGTCGAAGACCTTATACGTTCCTGACCATGTCGCGCAGAAAATTAAAACGGAGAAAGCAGCAAAGAGCGCAGCCTCTGTAGACGTTAATAGCGCATACGTCGATCCTAAAGAAAAGATCTTGGATCCGACTTTAATTGAAAAACCCCTAATAGATAGACTTCCGCAACCTACTGGCTGGAGAGTTCTTGTTATGCCCTATCAAGGCAGAGAGAAAACAGACGGTGGTTTATTAGTACCAGATCACATTCGTGAGCGCGAAGCGTTGGCGACTGTAGTAGCCTATGTTTTAAAGGTTGGGCCTTTAGCATATTTAGATCCAAACAAATTTGGAGATAACCCAGAACCTTGGTGTAAAGAAGGAGAGTGGGTTTGTATTGGAAGATATGCTGGTTCAAGATTTAGAATAGAAGGTGGTGAAGTTCGAATTATCAATGACGATGAGGTTATTGCTAAAATATTTGAACCTGATGATATAAAACACATTTGAGGTACTAATTATGGCTGAAGCAGAAGAGAAAGTTGAAAATGAGAATGAGGAAGTTGAAGTCACGGTGGATGACACTAAACCTTTGGTTAACTCTGAATCGGATCATGATTCCACTACGGCTGAAGTGGTGGTATCAGAAGAGGATCCAAAAGAGTCTGAAGAGCTGGACGATTACAGCAAACGGGTTCAAAAAAGGATTAAAACGCTAACAGATAAATACAGAACAGAGGAACGGGACAGAGAAGAAGCTGTGCGGTTTGCTCAAACTGTGAAACAAGAAAACGATAAATTAAAAGAAAGGCTGACAAGTTTAGATAAAGGGTATTTAAATGAATACGGTACTCGGCTAGAGTCACAGCTTGCAACAGCAAAGAATATTTATCGCGATGCCCATGAGTCTGGCGATGTGGATAAAATGTTTGAGGCGCAAAGTGCTTTGTCTAAAATATCTATCGAGCAAGAAAGATATAGACTAGCAAAACAGCGGCAAGATCAGACAAAAATGCAAAAAGCTCCAGTTGAGGGCGGTACACAAGTACAGGCAAGTGCCCCCGTAGCAACAGCTCCACCTCCAAAAGCTGATCCAAAAGCTGAAGGCTGGGCAGAAAAAAACGAGTGGTTTGGTCAAGATGAAGTCATGACTTATGCCGCTTTTGGTATTCATCGTAAGCTTGTTGAAGAAGAAGGGTTTGACCCGCAAGCAGATGAGTACTATAGTGAGATTGACAAGCGTATGAGAACCGAGTTTCCACAACGTTTTAACGCTGGTCGAAAAAACGGGGGAAGTGCCAGAGTCGCATCGGCTGATACTTCCGCATCCCGCACAACAAAAACCGGGCGCAGGACCGTCAAGTTATCACCCTCGCAAATTGCGATTGCTAAAAAACTTGGGGTTCCTTTAGAGGAGTACGCTAAGTATGTCAAAGATTGAGGAAAAGGTAATGTCAGACAGAACAGAACGGTCACAACAAACCCGTGAAAATGATACACGGAGAAAACCTTGGGCACCCCCAAGCAGGCTAGAAGCCCCAGAACCCAAACCTGGGTATCAACATCGTTGGATTAGGACATCCCTTAGAGGTGACGACGATTCCATGAACGTTCACTCAAAGTTGCGTGAAGGTTGGGAACCCGTAAGAGCTGATGAGTATCCTAATGGTGACTTTGCTACTATTGAGGATGGGAAACACGCTGGGGTAATTGGTAACGGCGGGCTTATGCTTGCTAGAATACCTGAAGAAACAGTATCTGAGAGAACCGCATATTATCGGGATCGGACCCGTGATCAAATGACAGCTGTGGATCAAGACTTGATGAAGGAACAACACCCTTCAATGCCTATTGAAAATAGGAGATCAAGTCGAGTGAGCTTTGGTGGACGCGACCGCGACACTGAATAAATTCAACTTAGCTATATAGGAGCTAATTATGGCAAATTCTAACGGTTCCTTCGGTCTCCGACCGATTGGAAAAATTGGTCAATCGACCAACTCTACCGGGATGACGGAATATCGCATAGCTTCTGATAACTCTAATCCAATTTACCAAGGCATGGCGGTTATACCGTTAGCTGCGGGTGTCATTGACGATCTACAAGCTGCGGCTGGTGGTAACGTCTCTATTGTAGGAGTTTTCGGAGGTTGTGAGTACGTTTCTTCAACAACTGGTGAAACAATATGGTCAAACTATTGGCCTGGTTCTGGTGCGGATTCAGATTTCCCTGTCAAAGCCTTTTTGTACGATGATCCAAATCAATTGTTCACGATTGCAACATCTAATGTTGTGTCGGGACAGAACACTGAAGCGGAAGTTCGTACATCTGTATTCGCAAACATTGCTTTTGCTACGGGTAACAGTGGTTCTACAACTACTGGTATTTCTTCTGCAACAGCGGACTTGAATACAGTCGCAACCACCAACACATTGGCGTTAAGAATTATGGGCATCCAAAATGATCCAGACAATTCTGACTTCACTGCTGCTGGTATCCCACTAATCGTTCGTATAAACAACCACTTCAATGCGCCTACTGGCTCAATTGTTGCGGCCACTGTTTCTACAACTGGCGTATAGGAGACTAAGATATGGCTATATCACGCGCACAACTAGCGAAAGAGCTAGAGCCTGGTCTCAATGCCTTGTTTGGCATGGAGTACTCCAGGTACGAGAACCAACACTCAGAGATTTTCACTACTGAATCATCGGACAGAGCGTTCGAGGAGGAAGTGATGCTATCTGGGTTTGGAGCCGCCCCGACTAAGTCGGAGGGTTCCGCTGTTAATTTCGACGATGCTAACGAAGCATATACGGCGAGATACAATCATGAGACAATCGCACTTGCGTTCTCTATTACAGAGGAAGCAGTTGAGGATAATCTCTATGATCGTCTATCTTCTCGTTATACTCGTGCACTCGCTCGATCAATGGCACACACTAAACAGGTGAAAGCCGCAGCAGTGTTAAACAACGCATTTACAGCTGGAGCATCAGCTGGAGGTGACGGAGTTGCACTTTGTGATGCCTCTCACCCTCTAACCAACGGTAGCACGTTTGCAAACGAGCCAAGTACAGCTGCTGATCTTAACGAAACTTCTTTGGAAGATTCTTTGATCAACATCGCTGGGTTTGTTGATGAGCGTGGTCTGAAAGTGGCACTACGCGGTATGAAACTCGTTATTCCTCGTCAGCTTCAATTTGTTGCTGAAAGAATAATGACTTCTAACCTTCGTGTTGGTACAGCAGACAATGACACTAACGCTATGCGCTCAATGGGAATGCTTCCAGAGGGTTATGCCGTTAATGACTTCTTGACCGATACAGATGCTTTCTTTGTGATGACTGACGCGCCACGCGGAATGATTCATTTTGAAAGAACAGCGCTATCCACAAATATGGAAGCTGACTTTGATACAGGAAATATGAGATTTAAAGCAAGAGAAAGATATTCTTTTGGTTTCTCAGACCCTCGTTGTATCTACGGCTCACCGGGAGCGTAATTCCGTATGCCTTATGGAACCACTTGGGGCGGCTTTTGTCGCCCCTTTTTTTATTTAACAAGGAGAAAGTAAATGGATTGGATTAAAGGAAGATTAAAAGAGCCTTCAAGTTATGGAGCTGCAGCTGTTGTTGGCGTTGGGTTAGGCATTTTGCTTAGTATGCCAATATTAACTTGGGCAGGTATAGTTTGTGCTATATTCGGATTAGTTCTTAAAGAGAAATCAAGCGAATAAGTCTGAGAATACTTAACCTCTTTCTTTTTGTTACAAGGTGGTGTATCGTAAAGATACCTTGACAGTCGCATTCTGTGGCTGACATTTGCCAAGACAAGGAGATTGACATGGCTAATACAACATTTACAGGAGCGGTCCGCTCCGAAAACGGATTTAAAGTAGTATCAAAAAATACTACGACAGGTGCATACACTGATACCGCAGTTATTGCTTCAACAGGTATTGTTACTAACAAATATGTAAAACACGTTGGTTTTGCGACAGGTGTTACTGTTAACACTACAGCAGGGGATAGCCCAGCAATTGGTGAGTTCACACAACCAGCAAACACAATCATTACCAACATTAAAATCTTTTGTGCTACAGCTCCTGTCATTGGAACTGGCGACATTGGTTATGAGGTTGGCACATCTAGTTCAGGCGCACAAATTGTTGCGGCTCAGACAGATGAAATTCTTGATGGTGGTACAACTGTTGTAGTTGGAAACGTAACAGTGACTTCTCTAGTGCTTACCACTCAGGATGCTACGACAGCTCCTGTTTCTGCTCAATACACTTCAGCAGAACGGACAATTTATTGTAACATCACGAATACAGTCGATGCGACAACTGCTGGGTCTTTCACTTTTATCATCGAATATGTGCAAATAGCATAATATCTAATCTAGGTAGGGGGAAACCCCTACCAATTTTATAAAGGAGATTAAAATGGCAGGATCAGATGTAGTACCAGTCATTATTAGCGATGAGGTCGCTTTAGACGCAGACGGAATTTCAACAGCAGCATCAGTTGGAAACAATGCTGCGTTAACTATTGGCGGCGCTTTAGCGTCTGGCGGTAGTGTGACAAACGCTTCTGGAAGACAAGTTACAATTTTGTCCGCTGGAGATGATTCAGGTATATCGTTTACTGTTGTTGGAACAGATGTAAATGGTAGTGCTTTAAGTGAAACTGTTACAGGTGCAGACACTGGAACAGCAACAAGTTCTGGTTATTTCTTAACTATCGCAAGCATAACGGCTGTTGGGAACCCCGCAGGAAATGTATCAGCAGGAATAAACGCCAATGCTGTAGGTGTTGTTTTTGCAGGGCGAACTCGACTTAAAGGATACACGGTTGTATCTGGAGGAACAGCAGGAATTGTTTCCGTCAGAAATGCAAGTGTGACAGGCACAGTTAAAATGAAAGCAAGAACTCTTGGTACTGATAACACTACTGAAGACGCTTTTATCCCTGACGAAGGAGTTTTATTCCCAGACGGTTGCTACGTTACTTGGGCAGTACCTGTGACTGATATGATGATGTTCTACCACGCATAGGATTTAAGAACGATGGAGATGTTGTTAAAATGGTAAAAGAAACAACAACTGGTATTATTGTTCTTGTGGTTTTTGGGGCTATAACTTGGATGTGTTCTACCTTAATCTCTTTAGATAAAAGAAGCGAAATAACTTCTTTTAAGGTGTCTGAAAACTATAGAATGATTAAGCCCTTGTGGGAAGATTTTATTCAAAGGAAAATATCCAATGACTATAGCTCGATCTCAAATGGCGAAACAAATTACAAAATCACCGTCGCGGAGGAAAAAAAATGAAAGAGTTTCTAAAAAAACTACTAAGTATCTTTCAAAAAGAAAAACCCGTAGAAAAACCCGTAATAGAAAGAAAACCTAGATCTGATAAGGGAAAGCCTAGAAAAGTTAAAAAAAAGAAGGGTAAGAAATAATGGCGACTTCAGGTTCAACAGATTTTGAGTTAGATGTCGCAGATATCATAGAGGAAGCTTATGAACGGTGTGGTATAGAAATCCGTACTGGTTACGAAGCTAAAACAGCTCGAAGATCTTTAAATATTTTATTTGCTGAATGGGCTAATCGCGGTTTAAATTTATGGACGGTGAAGTTTGCTTCTCAAACAGTGGCTTCTGGTGTGTCGGAATATCCTTTAGGTACAATAACGATGACAATAGGTTCTTCTACTAGCTTTACAGTAGGTGAGACAATTACTGGTGGAACAAGCGGTGCTACGGCGGCAATACTAACTAAACCTTCCAGCTCCACTGTAACTATATCTGTTCCAACAGGGACTTTTTCAGCTACTGAGACAATTACTGGTGGAACAAGTGCTGCAACAACAACAGTTACTTCTTCTCCGTCTTTAGAAAACGCTCAAGCTGTGGGTGATTTGTTAGACGTTGTAATAAGGAGAGATAGTTCTGATCTTGCTATAAATTCTATTTCTAGGGGAGATTACTTAGAAATCCCTAATAAATCCACAACTGGGAGACCCTCTCAATATTATTTTGCAAGAACAATTACTCCAACTGTTTCTGTCTGGCCAACTCCAGAAAACAGCACGGACGAACTTAGATACTATTATGTGAAGCGTATTGAAGATGCTGACGCATTGGTAAACACTGCTGACCTACCTTACAGATTTTATCCCTGTATGATAGCTGGATTAGCCTATTATATAGCTGTAAAAAAGGCACCAGATCGTATTCAAATCTTAAAAGCTTTATATGAAGAAGAGTTTTTACGAGCGGCACAAGAAGATGAAGATCGAGTTTCTCTTAAACTACAACCTAGTATTAACTATTTGAGGGTATAATGGCAGATTACAAAAAAAACTTTAGTTTTGACACAGGGGATATGCTTTCTAATATACCGGGAGGCAAAATTCTTAGGCGTCTTAAAGTTAGCGGTGATGGTGTAACTTATAATATTAACAATCCTTTCAACACTAAAAACACGTCTTTAGGTACTAGAGTAAAAATGGATGCAAAAGGTAATATTACTGGTGCAGGTCTTGAGTTTGTTAAAAAGTTTTAATTAGAGGATAAGATGGGACGATACGCTTCAGATGCAAATGCTTACGGAATATCAGACCGTTCTGGTTTTAGATACCGTTTAAAGGATATGCGGTTAGAGTGGAATGGTTTTCTTGTTGGAGAAGATGAGTATGAATCCAAACATCCTCAGTTATCTCCTCCAAACGTTCCAGCAGACCCTCAAGCACTTAAAAATCCTAGACCAGAACAAGATTTAGTACAACAAAGAAACATACAATGGGGTTGG